CTAAGTTTTTAGATGCTGAATCTTCTCTAATATTAAATAGTAGAGTAGATGAGTACAACTTCAGCTTATTCGAGTAACAAGCTCAGTCAAGTAATAAAAAATGAGACACCTCACTTTATTACTAAGTCTTTTGTAAAGCCTAAATTTGATTACGATAGACATAAAACAGAATATCATATCTATTGGTATAACTCAAAGAATCCGATATTTAAAGATAGTCCTAGATATAAATTCTTGTCTTATAAAATAATGAATAAGAAAGAAAGAAAATACTTTGAGGATATACTAGAGCAATATACTGAAGTTACCAATAACAAGTATGGTAAAGTTTGGGAAAATAAAAAACTAGGGTTTGATAAAACCCTAGTTAAGAATAATCAAATAAGATTAGATATTTAGTTACTTAGCTTCTAGTTCTTTAAACTTATCAGACAGTTCTTGAATAGCTTTCACAAGAATAGGAATTAATCTTCCGTAACTAGCCTCAAGTTTTTCTGGATTTGATTCATAAACAAGTTTTAATTCTTCAGAAAGATTGTATTTTTCTTGAACTTCTTTTAAGTTTTGAGCAGTAAATCCAGAGTCTTTTATTCCTTTCTTTCCATTTTCATCTCTATCTTTCCATACAAATGATACTGGTTTAATTTCATTTATAAAATCTAATCCAGCAGATAAATCTTTAATTTCATCTTTGTCTCTTTCATCAGATAATGAAGTAATAGATGTTACAGCGCATCTAAGAGCTGTTATAGCAAAATTCCCTAAAGTAATTTCATTAAAAACATTACTAGCAGAAAGAAAGCTATTGCCTCCAATACAAATATTATTACCGCCTATAAAAGGAGAGTAACCACTACTGGCATTACCAGCATTAGTACCAATAAAAGTATTATTACCCCCTGTTGTTATAGTTCCCCCAGTTCCATTTCCAAGGCAAGTATTACCGCTTCCTGTTGTTATACCATATCCAGATGAATTTCCAAGGAGAGTATTACCTCCTCCTATACTTAAGCTATATCCAGAAGTTGTACCAACGCAAACATTTCCTGATGATGAAACAGGGCTATACATTGCTTTACTTCCAATAACAGTATTACCAATTCCACTTGATAAATTATTACCAGCTTCAGAACCAATTAAAACAGATTCAGTAGGAAGTGAAGCTTTATCAATGTCTCCAACATAAACACTAAATCCTGTTAAATCTCCTTTTATTTTAGCTCCATTAATATCTACAGTATTTGTATTTAATGGATTTATTATGTCTGTTTCTATATCTAGAACGCTTAATCCTACTGGCATATTGTTTTATTTTTTATTATTACTTAGCTTCTAACGCTTCAACTTTTGCTGTAAGCTCTTGAATAGCCTTAACTAAAATTGGAACTAACTTACCGTAGCTTGCCTCTAACTTCTCTGGATTAGATTCATAAACTAATTTTAAAGTATCAGCTAATTCAGCATCCTCTTGAGATTTTTTTAAGTCTTGAGCAATAAATCCAAAATCTTTAATGTCATGCTTTCCAAATTCATCACGATCATCCCATACAAATTTAACAGGCTTTAATCCTTTTACAAAATCAAGACCCACAGGAAGTTCTTCAATTTCTTTCTTGTCTCTAGCATCTGACAAAGAAGTAATTGATGTTTGAGCGCATCTAAGAACTGTGTGCTGTGAATTACCTAATGTTATTTCATTATCTACATTAACGCTAGAAGGATAAACAAATTGTCCACTTATTAAAATATTATTATTACCAGTTTGAAGATTTGAACCACTTGCACTTTGACACCCAACAAAAACATTAAAATTACCAGAAGTAAATCCAGCACCACTATTTGAACCTAAAAAAGCATTACTATTACCACTTGTTATATTAGATCCAGCAGCAGATCCAAAAGCAGCACTTGTTGTAACCAATCCAGCATTAAGAAGTGAATTATTTCCAACCGCAGTATTAAATGAATAAGTAGTTACATTTTTTAATGAATTTCTTCCAATACCAATATTACCACCGCCAGTACTACTTAGTAATGCTTCATTTCCTATAGCTATATTATCGCTTCCATTAGTATTTGGAGCAGCTGAAGTACCGATAGCTATATTTCTTTGACCTGTTGTAGCGGTATTTAAAGCATCTTTACCAATAGCTATATTATCTCCACTAGGAATTTTTAATACAGTATCACCAGCATTATCCACTACTTGAACAAAGTTATTATCTCCTGTTAAATTAGGTCCTGCATACCCTAAAGGAGCTATTATGTTTACATCTAATTGACTCATCTTATTTATTTTTTATTAATTACACAATTGTTAAAGTTGTTCCTACTGGAACTGTAATACTATATCCTACACATATTGATAAAGGTCCAGTATATTCAAGGTTAGAGTTCTCTGGTAGTAAGATATTCTCTCCTATACAGCCAACGACTCTAAAGCCATTAGCCCATATACTTGTTCCTACTACTTCTCCGCTACCACCTTCATTGATAGCTTCTATAATATTAGCAATATCTGCTACTATTAGTTGTTCGTTTCTTTCAATTATAGAACCACCTCGTCTGTAATGTGATAATTGTTCAATTGGCATTTTATTTTGATTTTAAAATTAATATTTCTTCTTTTAATGATTTTATTTCTGAACTCATCTCTTGTATAGCTTTTACTAATACAGGTAATAGCTTTCCGTAAGATGCTTCTAATTTTTCTGGATTCTCATCATACACTAAATTTAAGTAACTAGCTTCTGATTCTTCTTGAGCTGCTTTTAAATCTTGAGCGATGAATCCAAAGTCCTCTACGTCATGCTTTCCTTCTTCATCTCTATCGTTCCACACAAATTTAACAGGCTTTAATTTTTCTACAAATTCTAATCCTACAGGTAGCTCTTGAATTTCTTTTTTATCACGCTCATCAGAAAGAGAAGTAATAGTAGTAACAGCACATCTTAATACGTTATTAGATGAATTGCCTAGTGTAATTGCATTACTTGCTGTGTTTGAAGCTGGTTTTGTACTATAACCAATATGAATATTGTTATTTCCAGATTGTTGATACGTAGTAGGAGGAGAACCAAAAGAACCGCCAGCATAAGAACCTATAAAGATATTTTGATTTCCATTGCTAAAGGCTGGTCCAGATGTATAACCTAAAAATAAATTATTAAAACCTGACGTTAAAAAAGGACCGCTAGAACTACCAAGGGCAGTATTTAAGTTAGAGTTAGTTATTTGTGTTAATGAATTAGATCCTACCGCTGTATTAGAATTTCCGCTTTGATTATTTATTAAGCTTTGATGACCTATAGCTACATTAGAGTCTGATAATGGATCACTTGTATTTTTTAAAGCTTGAGTTCCAATAGCAATATTCCATGGAGCTTCCGTATTTAAAGACAAAGCTTCTGTTCCAATAGCAATATTTCCTTGCCCTGTTGTTACATTAATCCCTGTTTGATCACCAATCAATATATCATTAAGATTAGGCGCACTAATAGGAACTCCGTTAACATCTACTACCGTTCCTGATGTAGGAAATATATTGTTTACATAAAAATCACTCATATTATTTTGATTTTAAAATTTCTACAAATATACAATAAATTTTAATCTAATATTTTTAATACTTTACCTGTTGATTTATCAACTCTTGCCTTCTTCATTCTATAATTTGTCTCTTTATTCTGAATATACCGTATTTCAACATTAGCTACTCCACCTTCAGTCTTTATATTTTCTGGCTCGTACCTAGCGTGAGCTATACTATTGATATAAGCAAATGTTATAGCAAAGATACTATCATCATAATCATATCTAGGGTCAGCTGCCTGATACCTTGTCTGTCTGTGACTGTTCTGACTCTTTAAATCCTTCTCTACAAACGTCTTTAGCTGCTCCCAGAACCATGGTATATCTATATTGTACATATACGCCTCTAAAAGCTCTTCTAACTTAGCTATAATACGTGGAGCTGTGTTAGCCTTATTGGATATTCCAAACCATTTACCTCCATGCATCTGAAAATACTCTGGCAACTGTGCGTTAGCGGTAAACTTACTCTTAAACCCATGTATCTCCTGGAAATCCACGTGCATATCACCGATGTTATTCTCTACAAGTTCCTTAACACCACCTCTTCCTATCTGATCGTAGTACAAACTCTGCAATAACACCTGTAGATACGTCTGTTTAAACTTTCTATCCCTATGGAATACCACAGATGACACAGAATTAGTCAACGAATCCCATATAGCACTACACATCATGGAGTGTCCTGTCTCTGAGTTGATGGGGTCAGTACCTTGATACCACCTATTCTTCCATTTCTCTCCTGGCTCTGGATGATGAATGACTACAGCTGAGGTAGATACATCTTCTCTAGACCCTGTGGACACCCATTTAGCTCCTACAATCTTATATTCAGTAATCAAATCTGGCGTAGGGCGTGTCATATCCATTATAGGCTCAAAATAACCATAGTCTAGTGGTTTATCATGTCCATAAATCTCATTTAATCGCTGATTACAGGTATGAACAGGCACTAAAGTACGTGATTTACGCAAGAACATATCATCAATAGTGATAGGATAATGCTGATGGAACTGAACCTTAGCTATTTCTCCCTTTTTAGTTCCTTCTAATGCCAAATAAGCCTTTCTCTCATTATTAATGTGAGCATCATTAACGCCTCGCCTTGCGTAAGCATTAAAGAATAAAGGTATAATACCATATTCATAGTTTTTCTCTTTCCATTGTTTAAGACACATTTTAAATTCAGACTCAAATACAGAACCTCCCTTATCCATCTCTCCACCTGTACCCCAAGCTAGGAACTGTTGTTGCATAGTCATCTTACCTGTATCTGGGTTATACTTAAACAAGGCAGGCCTACCCTCACGCATCATCTCACCAAATATCTCAAATAAACCAATCTCATCAATGAATACAGCTGATGGAGATCCACCATTGATAGCATCTACAGCTGGAGTATCTACTTGGAAGCGTGATGCACCACCATCCTCTCTACCTTTCTTGTCTCCTTTCTTATCGAATGACATTACCTGGTCAGTCCAGTTCTTAACCTCTTGAGCTATTACGTCTGGTAGCTTAGTATATGTCCACTTAACCTTATCCCTAAATATCTCTATACCCTTGTCTTTAGAGTGAGTAACAAACTTAATGAAGTAGGACTTATTGAAGTTTACTCGTTTCATTCCTGCTAGACACATGGTAGTGGTAAAACCAATCTGTCGGGCCTTACCAATCATAAGTGAGTAGCCACAGTCAAATAGGAATAGAAGAACCTTTTGAGCATCCCAAGCTTGATATGGTAGCATACCATTCTCAGCTCTATCTTCTTTGATATATCCGTATTTATTACAGAAGTAAAGGGTGTTGTCCTTACATCTCTGTATCTCTCTCATTAACCACTCTACTTGTTCATCCTCTGTGTCATAATCAAGTATTTCTGAATCATCTTGAACCCATAGTTCTGCTTGACGACAGTATGTTTCAAATGGTTCGTAATGTATTTTATTCTGCCATCCGCTATTTATGGAGTCTATCCATTTAACGAATGATGTTGGATATTCAAATTCTTTGTGGG